GAAGGAACTTGGAAAGGTTCTAACTTTAAGAATGTAGAAAAGCATGGCAAACTACTACAGAATCTATCTAGAAAATACAAAAGCAAAGTAAGCTCTTCACGACTACATAAAAATATAGCCAACCTAGTTGATACTATGTATGATGTAGCTGAAGAATTTGAAGATTAAAACAAAATAACTCATCGCTCTCAATAAAAACTCGGCATATTCTTTGGATATGTCGTTTTTTTTGTTTATATTAGACTAATAAATAATAATTCACTAAAACGATTAATACTATGGGAAAATTTATTCCAAAAGACAGGTCAGGTAAACCTATCAAAAATTACCGTAAAAGACACGAATTCATAATGCCAGGTGTACCATCAGGAGTCAGAGTACCAGGATCTTCGCCAGGAGATGTTGAGAAAGCTCTTAAGATATTTAAGAGGCAAATGAAAGACAGCGGAACATTAGAAGAATTAAGAGATAGAAGATATTTCATTAAGGAATCTAAAAAGAGAGTTGTCAAGATGGAAAAAGCAGTTAGAGCTCAACAGAAACATGACAGATGGAGAAAAGCTCAAGATAAAAATTATATCTGGACTGCAATAATAGACGGCAAGGCGCAATAGTAACCACTTAAAAGCAACTATTTAGGTAATATACACCAATATTACCTAAATTGTTGTGGTTTTTTTAGTCTTTTCATATATTCCTATATATTTATATTCACAAACAATATACAAAAATGCGTTATCTCATCTAATATAATGCAGTATATTAAATTTAATCCCGTATTAAGGTTCTTAATAACCTTACTTCCAAATTACATATTAAAGGAGAAGAATAATGTCAAAAGACTTATTAAAAGAAGCGATTGCTGACGCGAAAGCAGTAAGAGAAACTGCAATAGCAAATGCAAAATTAGCTTTAGAAGAAGCTTTTACTCCAAAACTTCAAAGTATGTTATCTGCTAAGATTCAAGAAGAAGAAGAATTAGAAGAAACTGAATTAGAAGACGAAGATACATCTGTAAACGATGATGAAGCAGCAGTTGCTGACGATTCTACAGAAGTAGGCGTTGAAAATGACGAGACTGAAGATACTGCATCTGATGAACCAGCAGAAGAAACATATGAAGAAGGCGAAGAAGTAGAAGAAGATGAAGAATTAGAGGAAGGTGAAGAAGAAGTTACTGAAACTGAAGAAGACGAAGTAACAGAAGACGACGCTGAACTAGAAGAAATCATCAAAGAATTAGAAGGAGAGGACGAAGTATCTGAAGAAGATTCTGAAGAGCCGGTTGCTGAAAGTGAAGAAGCACCAGTTGAAGAAGAAGAAGAATTAGAAGAAGACCTAGACCTTGAAGAAGTAATCAAAGCATTACAAGAAGAAGAAGAAGTTGAAGAAAACGAAGAAGACGTTACTGAAGAAGACGAATTAGAAGAAGCTTACAATACTATTAGATCATTGAAAGCAACTATTAATGAAGTTAACTTACTTAACGCAAAACTTTTATTCTCAAACAAACTTTTCAGAAGTAATGACTTGAACGAATCGCAAAAAATGAAAGTTATCGAAACTTTCGACAGAGCTAACTCTGTAAGAGAAGTTAAATTAGTTTACTCTACTTTATCAGAATCTCTAACAGCATATACTCCAAAGAGAAAAACTCGAGTAACTGAAGGATTTGCATCAAAAACTTCAAAATCAACTGCACCTAAGAAAGGTATGATAGTTGAAAGTAATGACTTCGCTAATAGAATGAAAAAATTAGCTGGTCTATTGTAAAACGAATTAATAATTTTAGAAATTAATAGGAGACAAATAATGTCAAATCAAATTTCAAACTTACTAAATGAAAGCTCTAATCAGTTTCGTGCACAAAGAAACGAAACTAAAGCTTTAGTTAGTAAATGGAACTCAACTGGTCTTCTTGAAGGAATCGATGCAGAATATGACAAGCATAATACTGCAATTCTTTTAGAAAACCAAGCAAAACAATTAATTTCCGAAGCTAACTCTACTTCTACTACTTCAGCTGAAGAATGGAACGGAGTTGCTCTTCCACTAGTTAGAAGAATCTTCGGTGAATTAAGCGCTAAAGAATTTGTTAGCGTACAACCAATGAACTTACCATCAGGTCTAGTATTCTGGTTAGATTTCAAATATGGATCTGATCGTTTAGGAGACGCTAATGGTAGAAAATTTAATGATGGAACAGATATCTTAGGTGATACTTCTTCTTCAAGCACACCAGCTGGTGGGGTTTATGGAAAAGGTAGATCTGCTTATTCTGCTCAAGCAACTCAATCTGTAGGGATTGTAACTGCTGGTGCTTCTGCATCTTGGGCTGATGTTGGTTTCGATGGTGCACTTTCTGCATCTGTCGCAGCTGGTACTGTGCTTAAGATTACTTTAGCACACGGTGCAACTATCTTCCCAACTGACTTTGATGTAGATGCTGTACAATCAGTAGGTATATCTTCTTCAGGTGATGAAGGTAATGCAGGATTCGATATCGCTGATAACTTATCTCAGTACAACTACACTGAAGGTACTAACTCATACTTCTTTACTTCAAAGAAAGCTGCTGGTACTGCTCACGGTGGTGTAACAGACTTTTATTACTCAAAAGCTCCTGCTGATAACTTATCAAGAGGTGATTTTGAAGATAATGGTTCTGATTTAGGTGATACTACTGATAACTTGAATATTCCACAAATCGATGTTGCTTTAAGACAAGAAGCATTGGTTGCTAAGACTAGAAAGTTAAAAGTTGTATGGACTCCAGAATTTGCACAAGATTTGAATGCTTATCATTCAATTGATGCAGAAGCTGAGTTAACTTCAATGTTATCTGAATACATTTCAATGGAAATTGATATGGAAATCTTAGAGATGATCGATTCAGCTGCACTACATACTGATACTTGGATTGCTGAAATAGGCAAGAAGCCAGGTACTGATGTAGCAGTAGGTGCTTCATATACTGATTCTCCATTAGCAAACTTTGGAAACGGTACTGCTTATACACAAGCTACTTGGTTCCAAACTTTAGGTACTAAATTACAAAAAGTTTCTAACAAGATTCACGCTTCAACAATGAGAGGAGGAGCAAACTTCGTAGTATGTTCTCCAGATGTTGCAACAATCTTAGAATCTTTAACTGGATTTGGGGCTGATACTGATGGAACTTCTAATCAGTTTGCAATGGGTGTTCGAAAGATCGGTGCTATCAACAACAGATACACTGTATACAAGAACCCTTACTGGCAAGATAATGTTTTATTAATGGGCTTTAGAGGATCTCAATTCCTTGAAACTGGAGCAGTTTATGCACCGTACATTCCATTAATTATGACTCCACTTGTTTATGATCCAAGTAACTTTACTCCAAGAAAAGGTGTTATGACAAGATACGCTAAGAAAGTTGTTAGACCTGAATTCTATGGTAAGATCAAAATTGGACAGTTAAGTACTATATAATAATTGAATTTATTTTAATTATTTATTGAATATTAACTAATTGAATTAGGGCCCCGTTAATTCGGGGCTCTTTTTTGTGTTATCTTTTAGAACTTGATATTTATACTAAATACAATAGGAGAAAGTTATGTCAACTCATTTTGCAAAAACTGCAGGAGCAAAAAACAATAAGAAAGGTTACAGATTCTTATTATCATTGAATGAAGAACAGAAACTAACAAAACCTTATATACTTGACAATGATATTTCAATTATAACTGGTAAAGCTGGTTCTGGAAAAACGCTACTTGCATGTCAAATAGCCCTACAGGGTGTACTTGAAAAAAGATACAAAAAGATTATAATTACAAGACCAACTGTTTCCAAAGAAGACTTAGGATTCTTACCAGGTGGAATAGAAGATAAGATGGCCCCATGGGTCTCCCCTATCTATGGTAATATGTATCAACTATTAAGAAGAGAACGGGTTGATCAAATGATTAGAGCAGATCAAATAGAAATTGTCCCGGTTTCTTATATGAGAGGAAGAACTTTTCTAGATTCTGTTATTATAATAGATGAATGCCAAAATCTAGATGACACTCAAACTCTAATGATATTACAAAGACTAGGTAGAGATTCAAAGATGATATTCTGTGGTGACACTGACCAGATAGATATGAAAAATTCTACTGCTAGTGGTTTAAGATTTCTTCAATCGATAAAAGAAGTTGAGGGTTTTTATGTAAAGAATTTGCTTACAAATCATAGGCATCCAATACTTGATAATATCCTCCCAATATATGATAAATTTTTCAAAGGTTAAGGCATTAGCTTGATAATTATTATATACACAACAACATATTGAATGTTAAACTTGATATTTATATAAAAGGAGTAATATATGTCTAAAGATATTTCAATCTGGCCTGGGTCTGGTTCTTTCTCTGCAAGCTACGCTGCATCTGAATCACCAACACCTTTCGCCCTATATGATACAGATAATGAATTTACAGCATCAGCTGATAACACAGCTATATGGTGTGCAAGAAGACTTGGGTATCCTATAGTAGATATAGAATTACAAGATAAAAACTTTTGGGCATGTTTTGAAGAAGCAACTTCAGAATATTCTGCACAAGTAAACAGATTTAATATAAGAGAAAACTTGTTAAATTTACAGGGAAATGCAACTGGCTCATCCTATACTCATAAACAAGTAAAAGGTGGTTTAGATGGTATAATTCAAATAGCAAAACAATATGGCTCAGAAGCTGGATCTGGTGGAGACATCGATTGGTATAGTGGTTCAGTAGCTGTTACTTCAGGTTCACAGGTTTACGATTTAACAGATTCAAATGTTTCTACCTATGAATATGGAACTCCTGGAACAACTCCTATAGAAGTTAAAAGAATATTCCACGAGGGAACTCCTGCAATAAATAGATTGTTTGATCCTTATGTAGGAACTGGAGCTGGTACATCTCATATGATGAATTCTTTTGGTTGGGGTGGTTATTCTCCTGCAATCAATTATTTAGTTATGCCATTATATGATGATATGCTAAGAATGCAAGAAATAGAATTCAATGATCAGGTAAGAAAATCTGCTTATTCATTTGAGCTAATAAATAATAAGTTAAGAGTCTTCCCAAGACCAACGACTGATTATACTTTCCATTTCCAGTATATTAAAACTGCAGACAGAAGGGGTACTACTGCACCAGGTGTTATATCTGATTACTCTAATCTAGCTTATGATAATATACAATATCAATTTATAAATGATCCTGGTAAGCAATGGATCAAGAAATATACACTAGCATTGGTAAAAGAATTGCTAGGTTCTATAAGAGGAAAATACTCTTCAGTTCCAATTCCAGGTTCTGAAACTACATTAGATGGTGATGCACTAAGAGGAGAAGGAGCAAGTGAAAAAGAAACGCTAATTACTCAACTAAGAGAAGATTTAGAAGCAGCATCAAGAAGAAACTCTATGGAAAGAAACAAGGAAGAAGCTGAATTCCAACAAGAGATAATAAACAAAGTTCCACTTAATATTTATATAGGGTAAGAAATGGCATTATTCGGAGGCGATAGAGATATTTCTTTATTTAGAAACATAAATAGAGAATTGATAAATGATATTATTGACACAAAAGTCGATATTATCAAACATGCCATCAGGGATATAAAAGAAAACTTATATGGTGAAGCTCTAGGTAAACAATATTTCCAGAACGTTAGAGTTGGATGCTTAATAGAACAAGGTTCAACTGAAATAGAAGATACAGAATTCGGTCCGGACGTAAATAAAACTGTTACTTTCAAATTTCTTAGAGATGATATTAAAGATATAGCAAATCTTAAACTTGAAATGGGAGATTTATTATTTTGGGACAATACTTATTGGGAAGTAGATAAAGTATCATCTGGTAATCAGTATAACATGGGTAGAAATCCTTCGTCTAACTTTTCAAGTGATGAGCATGGCTGGAATTTAGCTGTAATTTGTGAAACGCATATGACAAGAAGAAGCAGAATTTCAATAGAGCAGACGAAAACTGGATATGATAAAGGATTATACTAATGGGTAAACCAACAGCAAGAAAAACTAAGTCTAGAATTATAGATAGAAGCGCTCAAATAATAAGAGACGATAAAGAATCTGTATTTCAAGTTGGTTTATACGATATAGATTCAGCAATAAAGTATTATGTAGATAATGTAATACAACCACAGATAAAAGATTCAAATGGTGCTTTAATGCAATTACCAGTTATATATGGTTCTACTGAAAGATGGAAGTCTGTGCAAAAGTCAAACTTCTATAGAGACTCAAAGGGTAAAATACAGTTACCACTAATGATGTATAAGAAAACTAGTATAGAAAAGAACAGAGACTTGGGTAATAAGGTTGACCCAAATGCACCAGTAGTTCAAAATATACAGATGACATACACCAAGAAGAATAGATACGACAACTTCTCAGTTCTATATGGCAGACAACCAGTAAAAGAATTTCATCAGGTAGTAGTACCAGATTATGTAAAGGTTGGATATGAATGTATAGTATGGACTGACATGATTACACAAATGAATTCAATCGTTGAAGCTATAAATTATGCTGAGGGTGCTTATTGGGGAGATCCTAATAGATTTAGCTTTAAGTCTAAGATTGATTCATTCTCACCAGCAACAGAAATAGCAAGTGGAACTGATAGAGCAACTAAATGCACTTTCAATATAGAATTAAATGGGTTTATAATACCTAATACAATACAAAAACAAATCAATAGTCAACAAACAAAGACTATATCAATGGCAAAGGTTACTTTAGGATCTGAGACTATAGTAGACGATATTAATAATTTACCAAACTCAGAAGAATAACAAAGTTATAAGGAGAAAAAAGATGGCTACATCAAAGAAAACAAAGTTTACAGAAGAAGAATTAAACCAACTAAAAGATATTAGAAAAGCGTTTTCTAATTTATCGTATAAACTAGGTCAACTAGAAATGCAAGCGATAACATTAGAGCATGATAAAAAAATTCTTGTATCTGAATTTAATAACAATATAGAAAAAGAAAAAGAAGTTGCTAAGAAACTCTTAGATAAGTATGGAAAAGGACAAATCGATATCGATTCAGGGGAATTTATCTCTGCATCATAGTCTTTTTGAATAATATTATTGATATTTATATACGAGAAGAAAGTAATAATTTTACTTAAAAAAAGAATTTAATTAGGAGAATAAAATGGCAGAAAAAATAGTCAGTCCTGGTGTATTTACACAAGAGAACGATTTATCATTCGTTCCACAGGGAGTTGCCGAAATTGGAGCTGCAGTTATTGGCCCAACTGTTAAAGGACCTGCTTTGGTACCAACAACGGTTAATAGCTTTGGTGATTTCCAAACAATTTTTGGTACAACGTTTAACAGCGGTTCAGATACTTATGAGTATTTAACCTCATTAGCAGCAGAACAATATTTAGCAAACTCAGGAGCATTAACGGTAGTAAGAATTCTATCTGGCTCATACTCTAAAGCATCTGCATCATACATATCTGGTACAGTAGCCGGTGGAAGACAAGATGGTATTCCAACATCTGAATCAGTAGCAAACGCAACTGAAGCAGCTTATTCACAATCGTTTCAAATTAAACTAAGAAACGATGGTGCATTCGGTAATTCAGACGATCTAACGTCTAATACGTTAGGAACAAATGATTTACTTACTAACGGAACAGCAGATAATCTAAGATGGGAAGTAACAAATGTAAATAAAAATACAGGTACATTTACATTATTAATTAGAAGAGGAGATGATACTTCTAATTCTAAAGTTATCCTTGAAACTTGGAACAATCTAAGCTTAGATCCTAAATCAAATAATTATATAAGAAAAGTAATTGGTGATCAATATTATACAATTGGTGATGTAGCAACTACTGATCCATATCTACAATTGACTGGTGATTTCGCAAACAAATCTGCATTTGTATATGTAACATCTAATATCAAGACTATAGATTACCTAGATACAAATGGTAATACTGGTTCATTAGAAAATGATTTCGGTTTATATACTGCATCATTACCTTATCCAGGTGAAGGTTCATTTATCGGTGGTTCTGATGGACCATCCGAAGCAGCACCAAAATTCTTTGATGAAATTGCTGATGGTAATTCACAAGGATACGATATTGCTCATGCTAAATCTACTTATAGAACAGCATTATATTTACTAAGAAACCAAGATCAGTATGATATCAATATGATCATGATTCCTGGTATGACACAAACAAATGATTCAGCTATAACAACATTAGCTAAAGAAACTGCAGAAGCTAGAGGAGATTGTTTCTTCCTAGTTGATCCAGAAAATCATGGTCAAACTTCTATTACAACAGTAGCAGGAAGATCAGAAGAACTAATCAGTTCTTACGGAGCTATGTATTGGCCATGGGTTAAGATCTTTGCTTCTAGATTAGGTAAAAACGTTTGGGTTCCAGCATCAGTAGTAATGGGAGGAGTAATTGCTTTCAATGATAAAATAGCTGCAGAATGGTACGCACCAGCTGGTTTGAATAGAGGAGGAATCGGAGCTGCAATTCAAGCAGAAAGAGGTTTAACACATGCAAATCGTGATACTCTATATGAATCAAGAATTAATCCACTTGCAACATTCCCTGGTCAAGGGGTTGTAGTTTGGGGACAGAAAACTTTACAGAAAAGAGCTACAGCTTTAGATAGAGTTAACGTAAGAAGATTACTTATCAATCTTAAGAAATTCGTTGCTTCAACAACTAAGTATTTAGTATTCGAAAACAATACTTCTACTACAAGAAACAGATTCTTAAGTACAGTTAATCCTTACATGGAACAAGTTCAACAAAACCAAGGTCTTTATGCATTCCGAGTTATTATGGATGAATCTAATAACACTCCAGATATCATTGATAGAAATATCATGAAAGGGGAAATATTTATTCAACCAGCAAAAGCTGCAGAATTTATAGTAGTAGACTTTAACATTATGCCAACCGGAGCTACTTTCGGAGAATAATGATATTTATATTAAAGTAATAATAAAAGAGGAGAAATAAATGGCAAATTTAGTCGACCCAAATGAAATGATGTTCACATCCTTTCAACCAAAGGTAGCTAATAGATATGTATTATATCTTGACGGTGTCCCTTCTTTCTTAATAAAGAAAGCAGCAAGACCATCAGTAAAATTCAATACTATTACTATGGATCACATGAATACTCAAAGAAAAATCCAAGGTAAAGCAACTTGGGATGATATTTCTTTAACATTGTATGACCCTATCGTACCATCAGGTGCACAGGCAGTTATGGAATGGGTAAGATTGGGATATGAATCAGTAACTGGAAGATCTGGTTACTCTGACTTTTACAAAAAAGAAATCGTAATCAACGTGTTAGGACCAGTAGGTGATAAAGTTGAAGAATGGACACTTAAGGGTGCCTTCCCTACTTCAGCTGGGTTTGGAGATCTAGATTGGTCTTCTGATGCACCAATGGAAATAGCAGTTGGTATTGCATACGATTACGCAATCTTACAATACTAAAAGTAAAAAATTAAGAAAATGGAAAAAGGCTCAAATTAAGGGTCTTTTTCCGCTTTCTTCATATTTATATTATATGAAGATTAACGTTATAGAATAAAAAGGAAAGGTTATTATGAGTGGAAAACCATCAAGATTGTCCGACAAGGACTTAAAAGATCAGTTAAAAGAAGAAGCTGGTCAAGTAGAAAAAACCCAATTAGTACAAGAAACTAATTTCCCAACAGAAACTATAGATTTACCTTCAAAAGGTATACCTTACCCAGAAGATAACCCATTATCATCTGGTAAAGTTGAAATGAAATATATGACAGCAAAAGAAGAAGATATTCTTACAACTCAGTCTTATATTACACAGGGAACTGTATTGGATAAATTGTTCAAAGCTTTAATTATTTCTAATGGGGAAGGAAAACAAGTAAAGTATAATGACTTATTAGTTGGTGATAAAAATGCTATAATGATAGCAGCAAGAGTATTGGGTTATGGTAAAGATTATACAATCAATATACCAGATAGACACAATAATGATAAACTTCAAGAAGAAATTATCGATCTAACTAAATTAGAAGATAAACCTTTGCATGAAGAAATATCTAAATATCCAAATAGTAGAGAATTTGAATTTGAATTACCTATATCAAAGAAAAGAATAACATTCAATTTAATGACTCATGGTATGGAGAAGAAAATAGAATACGCATTAAAAGATATTGAGAAAAAGCAAAAGCGACTTAAAGATGAAACTGATAGATCTATGTCAACTAGATTGAAGCATGTAATTACTGCAATCGACGGAGAAAAAAGTACAAAAGATATAGCAGATTTCGTAGATAATCATATGATGGCTTTTGACTCAAGAGCATTCAGAAAATATCTTACAGAACTAACACCGGATATTGACTTAAACTTCAATTTCATATCAAATGAAACTGGGGATGAACAGGAGGTGGAAATTCCCATTGAAGTTAGCTTTTTTTGGCCTGACGCCAGAATATAAGCAATCAGTTCATAGCGCAATTTTCATGTTGATGTATAAGGTTCCGGGTTTGAATTTCCAAGCTCTTTATAATATGCCGGTACATCTCAGATCATTTTACACCAAGGAGTACAGAGAATGGAAAGAGGCAGAAAACAAAACCGCAGAATCCTCTGATCAAGCACAAGATCAAGCCTATCAACAGTACCAAAATACACATCAAAATCCTAGTTAGTAGATATTTATAATAAAGTAAATAATCAATTAACTAGGAGTGTTGTAAATGGCAAAAATCAAACCACCATTAAAAGAAGGACTTTCTTCATTAGTTGGAAGAGCACTGCTCTTCTTATCTGGTGCTGGTAAAGAGTATAAAAATCTTAGGAAAGATATGAACGATCCAGAGTTCAAGAAAAGATGGAATAACATGCACAAAAAAGCTGCAGAGCTTACAAGTGAATACGAAGATCTAATTGGAAAATATCACAATAAATAAAGGGTAAATTACAATGGGAGTAAAAGACGACTTAAAAGCAGCCAAGGAGCTGATGAATGTTAAGAGGCAAGAAATTGCTGAAATGGAGCGTCTGAAAGCAACCCAAATGGAATTGCTCAAATCCACAAAACTTACAAAAGCTGAATGGAATAAGATACAAGGCGAAGTTCAAAAGTTCGATGCTGGTATAGGAAAAGCAACTACGTCTCTAAACCAAATGGCATCAGATGTTACTAAGGTCGAAGACGGTCTTAATAAAGCTGAAGCAAGATTAGATGCATTTTCATCTAAAGCTCAAGGTCTTGCATCAAAAATACCAATAGTTGGTGACTCATTCGCAAAGGGTATAGGAGCTGGAACAGATAAAGCTAAAAAGATAATGGATAAGTGGGTAAAGAAAACCGACGGAGGTCTGAAAAAAAGCTTTAAGATACTGGGTGGTATTCTGGGAGGATTATTACTTGGGGGTGTAATTGCAATGTTCGCAATGTTCATGAAGTTATTAGGTAAAGCAAAAGAAAATGCCTACGAATATTCAGCAGCAATGACAGAGGCTTCAAGAGCAATTCAACTTTCAGTTGCAGACACAAAAGCTCTAGCAAAAGGCGGAGTCGATATGGTTATGTATGGTCAAGGATGGGCTTCTTCAATAGCAGCTATCCGTGATGATATGGGAATCATTCCAAACTTAACAGCTAAAGAGAATAAGTTAATTGGTAAATTAGCAACTAATGCTGGGTTGGGAGCTGATCAAATTGCAAATATGTATAGACACTCTCAAAGTATGGGTTTATCATTAGATTCTTATGTAAAAAACCAGGAAAAGAAAATAAAGCAGCTAAATGCAGAAAATGGCACATACTTTTCTCAAGCCGAAATAGTAAAAGACATAGCCGGAGCTTCTGATTCAACATTAGCTATGTTTGGAAAACAAAACCAGGAACTAGAAAAACAAGTTTTAATTGGTAAGAAAATAGGTTTGAACCTAAACCAACAAGCTTCTATTGCAAAATCTTTATTAGATATAGAATCGTCTATAGAATCTGAAATGGAAGCAAGAGTTTTAACTGGTAAAGAGTTAAACTTTGATAAGGCAAGAGAACTAGCATTAAATGGCGATATCTCCGGTGCATCTGCAGAAATAATGGATCAGGTAGGTGGAATCAGCGAATTCAATAAAATGAATATCATACAAAAAGAAGCTTTAGCAAAAGCAGCTGGTATGGAAGTTGGACAATTACAAAAATCTTTGGAAATGCAGGCAGCTGGAGCTGACCAAGCTAAACTTGGGGGAACAACAGACCCAGGAGGAGGAGGATTAGACGCTGCAACTAAAAATGTAGATAAACAAACTGGCGAAGATGCAAGATCTAGAAGATGGGGAACATTATTAGCACCAACTTTTAAGGCAATAGAAGATATTAGAAAAGGTATTGAAGATAAACTATATAAGTGGTTCACTGATGGTGGAGGTGGAGAAGGAATAATCAAAGGTATAAATGATGGTATGACAGCATTAGCAGATTGGATATTAGAAGGCAAAGAACCAGAATGGTATACAAATTTGAAAAACGATTACTTAACTCCTATAAAAGAATTTATGGAACCAGTTTTCAAATGGATAGGTGAGAATCCTATTAAATCTGCAATTGCTGGTACAGCATTAGGTCTTGGAGCAAAGAAACTATATAATTATCTTGGCTTTGGTAAAATGGGAACATCCGGCAATCCTATGTATGTTACTATTGGAGCTGGTGGTGTAATGAACACTATATCAGATTTCCTTAGAGGAGGTAAGAAAGGTGGATGGAGAAGAAACCTGTTAGCTTCTTGGAAGAAAACGAAAAAATCCTTTTTAAGTAAAACGGGTATAACTGGTGCTAAACAAAGTATAAAGAAAAAGGCAAAAGGAAGTTGGCTGGGCAGGATGTGGGGGAAAGCAAAGAGTGCTGTAAAGAGTGTAGCCACTAAAGTTAAATCAGGAGTTAAAGGTGCAGCAGGCTGGGCAGGTGGAAAATTAAACCAAGGTTGGCAAACTGTTAAAAGGACTGGTAGTAAAATTATTAGTGCTGTAAACCCTATTCCAAAATTAAAGAAAAGTTTTACCGGGGGAGCTGGAAAATGGATAAAGAAAGCATTAAAGGGTGTAGGTAAAGTTGGTAAGAAAGCTATCAAAGGTGGTTTAATCGGAGCACTATTTAATGCAGCTGCACTTGCACCATTATTAATGTCAGATGCAACACCAATGGAAAAAGCAAAAGGAATTGTACAACAGGGTTCCGGTATATTAGGTGGAGCACTCGGTTCAATAGCTGGTTCATTCGTTCCTGGTATCGGAACATTAATTGGTGGTATAGCTGGTGGTTTACTTGGAGATTGGATCGGGAGTATGGCACCTGTACAAAATGCATTAGCACCACCGATAGCTAAAATATTCAAAGGTGAAGAAGTACAAGACTTTATATTATCAGATAAAGGTTTAATTAAATTCCAAAAAGATGATTTAGTAATTGGTGGAACAAAATTAAATGAAGGTTTAGGAACTGGTGATAACAAAGCAATGGACGAGATGGTAAGATTGATGACCGAATTGATAAGAGTAACAAGAGAAGATAGAGTAATGTCAGTAGATGGTAAAGAGCTAGCAAAAGCATTAGCAGAGACACAAAATTATAAGGGAGTATCATAATGCCTATAAATCAAACAGCAAATCTATTAGCATATTTTAATCAGAATACTCCTAATAATAGTCAGGTAACTCCTGTACCAACGATAACTTATCCACCTATACCTAATGCCATTGGATCTTTCCAAACGGCTGCTTTAAGTGGAATGACTGTAAATGCAATACTATCACCATTCTCAACTTTACCAGTAAGCGGAATTTCAACGTTAAACTCTCCTGCAACTATAGGGGTATTTACACCTCCAATCTTTGCATCAGGCGTTCCTGGTACAATGGCTTATAACAATGCTTACACAGATCCAAATTTACCAGCAACTCCAGCAATACCTGCTGCTCAAACTGGGTATTTTACACCATCTGGTCAGAATGTAAATATAACAACTAATAATTCACCAGCAACACCAGTTGCACCATTTACTCCTGCTAGTAGTTTATTAGGTTTAGGAGAAGCTGTAGCAACACCACCTAATAATTTATCACCGATATCAGCATTAGTTGCAGGTGATAATGAATCTTGGAGAGGAAACGCTTTAGCTGGAGACAATATTACTATAGGAACAGTAGATTATCTAAATAATACTCACGGAGCTGGCTATACCCCTTCTATGAAGACCTCGCAATATGCTGGTATAGGGGGAGCTGATGGAGCTCTTACTTATGAACCAGTTGGCGATCCTATATTAATGGGTCTAAAAAATGTAAATATAAATTACAATTCAAATGCTAAATATTATACTAACGGGATTACATCTACAAGATTTGCTGATATAACAGATATGTCATCTGAAATTTCTACTTGGGGTGAAAACACCACTACATTAAAATCTATTTATGAATCTAGCAATTTTGCAACCATGGTTACTAGGTTCGATGATTCATCATTAAAACCTCATGTATTAAGAGGTATACAAATGGAATCTCCTAACTACGATAAAGTAGACGGAATTCCAGCATCTGCAACAGAACATAAAAAAAGATTAGAACTTGCAATAGATAATTCAACTTGGCAGGGTGGATGGAAAGAAAGAAGAAAAATGCTTAGGAATTTCCAATTCCAATCTAGATTCCAATTGGGCTTAGGTATTCTACCCCACTTATTTTTAATGGGCGGACCATATAATAACAACCAAGATCTTAAGATAAAAGATAAAGAAGGCTTACTTGCTATGGCTTCTGCTAAAGCTTGGATCTTAGGTGGTACAATAGCAAGAGTACCGCATCACTTAACCAATTATAGTATGTTGAATAGTTTGGGCATAAAATACGGCTTCAGCCCATTCGGTGAAAAGCTTTACAATATGCTAGGAAAGTTATCTGCTAAACTAGAGCTTGCAAATGTAGATTTAGTACCATTTTATTTCAAGTATTATCATAGAAGTAAACCAAATAATTCTCCTCTGTTTTCAACAGAAGAAGATGTATCAACTGGGATGCTACAATTTAGGGGTACATTAAAAACTATAAGTCACTCTTTAACTCCTCAATGGTCATCAAAGAAATATTTCGGTAGACCAGATTCAGTTCATACGTATAGCGGCTTTGGTCAAAATCTAGCTTTTTCATTTACAGTTTATGCATCAACAAGAAATGATATGGTACAGATGTATCAGAATCTAAATGACCTAGTATCTTTAGTGAAACCTGGTTGGGATTCTTCAATGTCATTTATGAAAGCTCCAGTAACAGAAATGACTATAGGTGATTATATGACAAAACAACCTGGCTTCATAGCAAGTTTAAGTATATCACCAGATGAACAGATATACTGGGACTTAGGTAAAGATCCTATAAAAGGTTTACCACAACTCCTTCAAGCAGTACCACAAGGTTTAATAGATAGCGTACCATTCATTGGTGCAAACCCTAAAAAACTAAGAACTAATAGAGAATCTCTTCTAGAGTTTCCATTGGCAAAAGCTGGTAATCCTCAGGGTAAGGTAGTACCAAGAGCATATAATATTTCTATAACTTACACAATGATAGAAAAAGAAATGCCAGATGCAGATGGAGCACCAACTTGGGATTATGAAAAGACAATATTTTAAGGAGTTATAAATGAGTAGATATAAAAATAAAATAGTAACTAAGGACAAAGAGACCAAGAACCGCCATCAGAATATGCCTGATTATGGAGATATACCCGTTCACCCGCAGGATCTTTATATACAAGCTAATGATGGAACTAGATTAGATATAATCTCGCAACAGTATTACCAATCTCCAAAATTTTGGTGGGTAATAGCTCTGGCAAATAAGATGGGAAAAGGTACATTATATGTAACCCCAGGTTATCAATTAAGAATACCCTTCAACCCACAACGTTTCGCAAACAAAGTAAGATAGGAGTTATAAATGTCTTTTAGAGGTATCACATTAGAACCAATACATAAGAACATTCAAATAAGATTGAATGAGCTTGAGAGAATGCATAGTTCAAAGTATCCTAAACCAGGATTGCTCACACCAACGCTCCCTGGAGAGGTAATAGCCCCACACGACAGAATCCGATTAAACTCTAAGACTGTTTGGTTTTCTTTAAGATCTAATGCTGGAACAGAAAATGAAGAAGGCGATGCATATATTTCACCAAAATTTGCACACTTAAGATCTTCTCAAACTGGTGAATGGTTTGAACGATCAGCCCGTAAAAGTACAAATCCAACGATGGATAATGGAACAGTAGATTATACAGGAGGGATGCACTTAACACCACCACCGGGAGTTGAATCGATTGGTATTTCAACAAAAGGAGCTATGGGTTCTATTAAAACAGCAGATATAAAATTAAGAGTTTTCCATCCAAATGATATAGCTGAAATTGAAAAAGCCTACTTAATGCCGGGTATAACCTTATTCTTAGAATGGGGTTGGTCTGGTCAGACGCCTATTGATAGTGATACTTATGAAGGAATGAGAGGTAAGGAGGGTTCAAAAAAATTAGAAGAGATGATTATAAAAAGAAAGCTAGGTTTATGCGAGTCTTATTCATTAATAGAGGGTAACCTAGCAGCTGAAACAACTCCTGATCTGGAGGTAGCAGATAGAATGCCTGGTCAATATGATGCAATGCTAGGTGTTATTACAAAATTCAATTGGACTCTAGATTCTGATGGTAGTTATGGTATTAATATTTCAATAATATCTCCAAACTCTTTAGTAATGGGTGTAGGATTAGAAACCCATTTATTATCAGCAACTAGAAATACTGGTTTTATTAAAAAGGGCGATAAATATATAGCATCAACTAAATCAGTAGAACAAGATGGAAACTTAGTAGCCGTCCCAGCAACAGTTAGAACTAGTGTATCAGATGCAGAATACTTATGCAGAGCAATGGTCAAACTACTAAAGGGAGATGGTAAACAGATTATGCAGTATGAAGTAGAATTAGGAGCTGATGCAGAATCACAAAAGAAAACTCCTGAAGCTAGAATCAAAGAAGCCAATAGAGTGATTAAAAGATCCGAAGATCTACTGGAATATGCAGAAGGTGATGTAGATAGAGCAGAAGGAGGTTTACGAAGATGGGCTGCACTATCCATCTCAAAACCTAATATAGGGGTAGAGGGTTGGTTTATAAGTAGAAGTGGAGAGCCTATAACTGGTGTTAATATGGGAGGTACAGTTAAGAAAGTTAAAGTTCCAGCTATTGTTCCAGGAGGGTACAAATGGGCAATTGGAATGACTCATGAAGAATTAAATGATACTTGGGATGAGTTTTTAACAAAAAGCGAAAACAAAGTTGCAAAATATAAAAGAGAAAATCCAAAAACCAAAAAGAAGCAAGAAGCAATTATTGCATACAATGAAGATCTTATTGAACAACTATCTAAACAAAAAGAAGAAGATGCTGTAGCTAAATCAGAAGGTCCTTCAATGGGTTATACAATAGAAGGAGAAGGATCTGATAAATATGTTTATTTTGCAATGGACCCTGATTCATATTTCCAAACAATGGTTGCTAACATGATATACTATGAAGTAGAGGGAAAGGTATTTTATAAGAGTAGAACTTGTTATGGATGGCATTTAGATCCAACGAAAGTTCATATGAGAAATGGTTCGGCAGTTACATATTGGTGGCAAGAAGGTGCTGCAAAATTAGATAAGGGAGCATCATTAGCATACAGAGCTTGGGTTAGAAAGAGCGATGGAAATCAATACGAAAAGAAAAATTATGTAACATGGAGATGG